GTGCTAGATATAAATGTAGGTTGAGCATAATATAAAATTTGAACTGTGTAGCTTGTATCAGGACCTGGTGCAAACTTAAACTCTGTACCTAACATAGTAAAGTAATGTGGTCTTCCTGATAATGTTGTTTGACCATCTCTAAAGAATAAGTCAGGTGACTGAAACTCTAGTAATACAGGTGGGTTTCCTAACATGTGTATTTCTCTGACTTCTAAAAAGTCTGTAGGGAATCCTACTGTGCTATCTGTTGTATCAGCAGTAGCAACCTTTAACATTCTTTCTGTTCTTAAATCACGAGTCATTCTGAATTGTGCCATCTGAATGAAGTCAGGTATCTGTGATGTTAAGTCTGTTCGTGCTAAGTAGTTTTCTACTGTAGTTACAAACGCACTATAGTTAGTAAATGCCATCTAATTGTCCTTTTAGTCTATCCCAGCACTTGTCCATCTCATCTTTATGCCATTCACTCGCAGCTAATGAGCTTAACCATGCTGTTCTATCAAAATGTGTTAAGTTTTCTATGTCTTTTATGTTATTGGATACAGGAATTGCAGGGCTATATGGCGAACCTATGACAGGAACACCACGAATAAGTGCTTCTACATCTGCTACACTACCAAAACTCACAATAACATGAGCTTTTTCTAATGTTTTCTTAAAGTCACCTTCGCCTTTACGCTTAATGACAATTTTTCTCTCTGTATGTTTCCTAATTTCTTCTATGGTTGTATCTAACCAAGTAGAAGTTTGGTAAATGTAAGCTATTTTTTCTGGTGGTGGTAAGATAACTACGTTTTCACCACTACGATACTCGTGAACTTTAGGTATTTCTCTATCAGACTCACGCCAATCTGTGCAATGGTAGTTATTTACACAGAATCTAGCCCACGATAAGTCCATTTCTCTATGAAAATAGCCATGGTCTATCAAAATATATGGTATTTTTTGTTCTCTACATGATATTTGTATCTTATCTGCACCATGTAAATTACCTACTACGATTGGAATTGACTTACCATCCCATTCTTTTGTTAAAATGCCCTTACAATGCGTTTGTAAGCGTTTTAAGACGTTATCTCTACGTTCTATGCCACTCAGTATTAACTGCATCTAAAACTTGTTCTACGCTTATTGCTTTGCTTTTTAAAAGGCAATGCTGACATACGCTATCATAAGTCCCACATGGCTCTGAACCGTCATGTATATTTCTATGGGTATCATATCCTAAATGCCTCGGTGAAGTAAAACCTGTCCATATAACCACAGAAGGTATGCCTAATGCTGCTGCTGCATGATGTAAGCCACCATCTGTCCCTACAAATAACTTTGCTTTGCTTAATATTGCTAATGCGCTTCTAAAGGTCGGTGTTTCTACCCACTTTGTTTTCTTGTCAGTAGTCACATCACCTAATTGTATCCATGGTAAGTCATGTTTAAGTAATTCATCCCAACCATGCCATGCTTTATTGACTGTATGTATATAAGTCTTTTTAACGTTAGGTTCTACAACTATGTAGTTACCTCGTATCTTGTCTATGACTTTTTGTTCTTCGTTATTAAAGTATATTTCGCCTACTTTAGGTTTGTAGTCATCATTAAATAATAAACGACCATTCTTTGTGCCTTTGAGATAAGGTCTGTGTCCTTGATAGTTTTTAACCCATACTACGTCTGTATCAGAGTTACTAGCCATTCTAGGATTGTTAGCAAATACTTGACCATCCCATGACATTCTAACGCCATCACCTAACTTAACCTTTTTACCAGTTCTTTCATTAGCTTCTTTAGCATCACCTGATGCCATTAACCAATCACCAAGTCCCATTTAATTGCTTGGCTACTTTATTGATAACTTCTGACCATTTGTCATTGTCTTGATATATTAGTCTCATGTGACGATACCAAGGCATACTTGCCTGTGCATAACGCCATTGATGCCATGTAGGAACTAGACACCATGTCTTAACCCCCATAGCTGCTGCACAATGTAATGCTGTTGTATTCACTCCTATGACCATATCACATTCAGCTATTAACGCTGCTGTATCATCATAGTCTTTTGCGTTTGTCGCAAAATCATAGTATTTAACACCGTCTAATTTGCGTTCTACGCTATAATCTAAACTGACTAATACATAATCTTTGAGTTTGAGTAATGGCTCTATGTCTTCTTGTGTTAGCTCACGACCTTTAGCATTAGTATGTTTAATACCACCTTTAGTCGTAATACCGATAACTTTCTTACCCCATGAGTCAAACAACCCACGCCACATAGTGCGTCTTTCAGGGTCAGCTTTTAGATAAGGTGTGCCAGGAAAGTCTTTATTGGTATGTCTAAAGAACTCAGGTAAACCACCTATTGCACATCTGTAATCAAACTTCTTATCTGCTAACCATTCAGGGCTATCTTCTTTACGAGTGCCATGCACTTCTGCTTCAGGAAAGCTACGTGTAAATAAACCTTCTAATCTTGGGTCACAGTCTATATAGACTTTATGGCTTGACTTGATAGCATCAGGAATACAGCTACCATAGAATATCTCATCACCTAGACCTTGTTCGCCATAGATAATAAGTGTTTTGTCTTTAGTGCCATCCCATCTTACTTCGTCACCATACACCCATTCTTTTCTAAACTTACCACCGAGTGACTTACCCCAATACTCCCAACCTTTATCCCATTCACCTTTAGCTAGATAGCTATGTGCTAGGTTTAGTTGACCATGTATATCGTTAGGGTTACATTCTAAAGCCATCTTACAGGCTTTCTCTGCATCATCCCATTTAGATGTTTGGACTAGTGTTGCTGCTGCATTAGAATAAGCTAATGCGTATGTAGGGTCTAATTCTGCTGACTTTAAGAAATACTTTAGAGCATCTTCATACATGTTTAGTTCATGTGCTGCACGACCTAAAGATGTCCATATAGCTTTATTGCCTGGCATCTCTTGTAATGCTCTACGGAAGAACTGATATGCAAATGCAGGCTTATCGCCTTGTAACCAGATATAACCTAGAAAGTTTAGTGTAGCAGCGTCATTAGGATATTCTTCTAATACAGAATATATAAGTGGCAATGCTTTGTCATACTCTTCCTTGTTGATAAGGTCATGTATGGCTAATTGTATTTCTCTTATTTCGTCTTTATTCAAAGTCTTTTTCGTGTAACTCAGGATATTTTTTAACGTCTGATAACATCATTTCTAATATGTCTACAATTTCTTTTGGACTAGCAGCTATTATATTTTCTTTGTCACTAAATGCCATTACTTCGCCTGACTCTTTATAAAATACTTCTGTAAGCACATAGTATTCATCTTCTTTTGAAAATGTTTCACCATGTCTTCTTATAATTCTATAATTCCAAGTCATTTATTTTTGTTATCCATTTCTTTCAAAACTCTATCTGAAGCAATGTTACCTATAAATGTACCTGATACTGAAGCTGCAAACTGAGTGCATCCAGTCATTATACACACTATACACACTAGAATATATTTAGCCATTATTATCTTTTATTATTTGTGTAAATGATGTTTGTGCTGCTTTCCATGCTTCCCACATCTTCTCATCATCATACTCTAGTTTGCATAGACTAGGACTTTGTAGGTATATTCTTTCATACCAGTATTTAAACTCTTTACTGTAATCATCCATTCTTAGTTGTCAACTTGAGATATGGATAGTTTTCGTTTATTTCTTTTATCATTGCTTTTGTATGGTCAGGGTTATATATGTCTATACCCTTTTGCTTTAACTGCATTTCCACTACAGGTGGAATACTAGCAAAGTGCGCCCATTCTTCTTTTACGCCTTTACCCCATACATCTGGGTTATCTCTTGATTGTTTAATCTTGTCTAACATACCACTCAAGTCTTGAGTAGTGGTTAGGTAATATGTATCTTTAGCTGGGTCATAGTCAAAGTACTGACTTACACCTGTTACGCTATTGTGGTCAAATAATATTGGCATATAAAAATACAATAGAGGGAGAATTAACTCCCTCCATTATATCATAACTAATTACTAAGCACCTACGTTTTGTACTTTAGCATGTGCATCTGGGTTTTGAACCACTAATGCGTATTCTGCTGTGAGTAACCATTTTGTGCTGTCACCAGTTTTAGCTAGTTCTTCTTTAGCCATTGGGCGTAATGAAGCTAAGCCAACATAACCTGGGTCTACGCATAAAACAGCTTGGTCACGCATGAAACG